CGCACGGCAGTCTGTCAGGTCAGAATCCAGAATAGCTGTCGTTCCAGCACGCAGTCTTACAACTGCTAAAGTCAGATAAGTCGTCACATTGTTGTTGGTAAAGGTGGGAATGGTTGGACTTGTGGCTGCTGTACCTGCCAGAACACGAATCCCACAGGTACGAGTGGAACGATCACAGTAGATTCCGATCGCTACATAACGATTCAGAGATTCATCTACATAAGAAGAAAGGTCGATGGTATGCAGGGTATCACTGATAAAATAGTGTCCATCGATCCACGCCTTGCCCGTGCCGAATGTAACGGATAAATTTTTAATTGTTGGTGCAAAACACTGCCGGTAAGTATCCAGAATCCCGTTGCAAATCAAACTGGACAGATATGCAGTAAAATCCTCTGCGGTATACACCCGGTCAAGGTTTTGTGCGTTAAAAAATCCATAGGAAAATGCCATATGCTCACTCCATCTCTTTAAATGTCGGGGTCAGACTTCTGCCATTCTGGTCGAAACTCTCCACCATGCCGATCAGCTGGATTCTGGGTTGAATCAAGCCGAATCTTCTCTGTTCCACAGTTACATAGTCGCCCACAAAGTAATCCTTGTTGTACTGATACTGGGTGGAAAAAGCAGCGATAGCGGATTCCGATGCCGTTTTCGGCTGTACCAGATGTTCTGCACCGCTGCTTTTCAAAATCTCCAGATATTCCGCATCCGTCACATCTTCTTCCTGTGCCGTGTTTCGCTCATCTACATACACCTCATAGCGGTCAAGATAGGTCGGCTCTGCACCGGAGCAAAATGTCGTGCGTTTTCTGGCATTTCCTTCACCACAGCCCAGCACATAGGCGAAGTTTTTCTGCACCGCATCGTCCGCCGCATAGGAGAACGACAGCAGATTGTTGTACGCATCAGAGAATACGATGTGGGGATTGTCGTCCTGCAACAAACTGCGGTCTGTTCCGGAAAACAGGTCGCATTTCAGTGCGTTTCCATCCAGCCGCACATTTGCCGAACCGCCGATGGTTTCACAAAGGCTGTACAGCCATTCTAAGATGTTGTCATAGCTGACCTGCATGCGTGCGGTGTTCTGCCAGCAGTCACCGGAAACCGTCCCCATGGAAAAACCGGGCAGATTGCGGATTCCGGCGGAGATGGCATTGCGGGACAGCACCTTGCGGACGATGTCCTCATAGCTGCCGTTTGCAGTGATGGTGGGATAGATGATTCTTCGTTCCAGCAGACAGGCAAGAAACCGTCCGGTGACCGTCAGGTAATCACCCTTTTCAGCATCGGTCTCCAATTGCAAAGACTCAATAACGCCGAAGTGCTGTGTATCATCACTCCTCGCCAAAATTCTGCCACGCTGAAAGATGGATACATTCTGGGGACTGGCAGCGATATACACCTCAAAACAGCCGCACTGGTAGAACTCAATGTCCCATAAGAGCGAAGAATAGCTGTCGCAGATGGCTTCCAAAGAAACAGAAATGTGGTTTTCTTCTGCTATAAGGTTGTAAATTTCCAACTGCATTTCTCAAACCCCCAGATAGGAATTGCGGTGCATCAAAGTCACACGCAGCTTTTTCACACCACGAACTGCCTCGATTCGAAAGGTATTTGTGCCTTCCTTCAAGGTCAGCCAAGTAGAGCCAGAAACCAGCCGGTTCAGGATGTTGCTGTCCACGCCGTTGCGTGTCAGCGTGACAGTTTTGTTTCCGGTTTTCGTGGTAACCGTAATGACATCACCGGTCAGAATATCGCCTTTGATTTGCAGATACTCGCCGTTTTCGTTGTAGATGGTTGGTGTCACGGCAACCACTTCCTGCGGAATGTCGCTGGGCAGTGCCTCAATTTTCAGCGTGAAACCGGTTTCATCTCCGTCATTGGTAATGGATAAGGCATCACTATTGGAATACACACCCAAAGGAAACGGAGCATCGCTCTCCGGAAAGGGAAAGTGAAATGCTCCGGTGATGCCGCTGTAGTAGGCATAGAAAATATCCCGGCTGTACCAGTAAATATCCGGACAGAGAATAGAGATCTGCCCACTGATCTGCTGCTCGAAATTTGATACTTCACAAGTTTCTACATACCCCTCGGCATAGACATCGATGTTCGCCGTCTTGTACCAGATCTTGATGTATCGGGACGGCTTGACCACACGATACAGCTGATGCCGCCGTTTCTCGATCCCAATGCCACGCATGGCAAAGGAGATGACTACGTTTCGTTTTTCGATGAAGGCGTTGTTCAGGTAGCTGCCGTTCATGCCTGCGTAAGAAGAAGTGGAAATCGTTCCGGCAGGCGGATTCAGACCTTCGATTTTGGAGGTCATGTATTGGTTGGCAGTGGTAGATAGATTCACTTGTTCGCCGGATTCATTTTCGAGAGTGAGGGTGAAATACATGGGATGCCTCCTTGATTTTTTTGGTAAAGTGTAGTATAATATAGTTAAAGGAAGGTCGGTAGAAAGGAGAATATTAAAATGAGAATACAACATAGTCAAGCAGTACAGCTTGAACGTATAGTTAGAACTGTATTCAATTGTGATCGTGCCGGAATGGGTGGTTATATTGATGCAGATCACTTTGAATCAAAGCCATTCGATGCTGCCTTAATTGCTATTGCTCCACTTTGGAATGATGACAATGCCAAAGAAGTGGGAGAATTTTTATTCAAGTGGGATGAAATTTTGCGTTGCAATCAAGAGAACGATATTGATATAGTACTCTATATCAATGATTTAAAGAGAATAATAAGCGAAATAAAATAACTTAATATTTACCGATTTTCTTTGTATTAAGGCAATACTACACAAAGATTGTGCGTAAGATGTACAGTCAGATTTTTGGCAGATTGCATAAAAATTTCGTAGGCATACTATCGTATGTCAAGATATTTTTATGTGATATGACGGAAAATCTGCAAGTAGCTTGCGTGTAAACCCGTTAAGTGGACTTTGTGCGGTATTGCCTTAAGTTATGTTCAACGCATTCCGTGTCTGCCGGTAGATCTCCAGCCGTGACAGTGATTTTGGACTATTGTTGGTCTGGTTCACTGTGCGGCTGTTGTCCGTGTTGTAATAATTGTTCACCGTGCCGCCGGAACTGCCGCCAATGACGGCTCCGGAAATCCCGTGCAGGCTGTAGTTCAAGTCGGAATCCATGGTCAGCTGCATGGCTTTCGCCACACCGCCCACGGCTTTCTCCACATACTTCTTGCTTTTGTCGATGCCGTCTGCCAGCCCTTTCATAAAGTCCGGCATCCAGCTCTCGTAGTCCGTCAGCGGCCCTTTGTCCGGAACCGAGAAGTGCAGGAAATCCCGAATGGTATTGGCAACATTGGTGACGCAGTCTGCCAGCCAGCCGATGGCACTCTGAATGCCGTCAATGATTCCCTGAATGATGTCCCGTCCCCAGTTCCAGGCATCGGACGCCAATCCCTTGATATATCCCACAGCGTCATCGAATCCATTCTGAATGGTGGATTTGATGACGCTGATTTTGTCGGAAACCGCAGAACGAATGTTGTCCCAGATGCTGGACACCGTAGAAGAAATGCTCTGCATCACGTTGGAAATCGTACTCTTGATGCTGTTCCAGATGTTAGATACCACCGATTGGATGGCGTTCAGAACATTGGAAACCGCAGAACTGATCTGATTCCAGATAGACGATACCACAGAAAAAATGGCATTCATCACACTGAAAATCGTACCGGAGATGCTGTTCCAGATGGAAGAAATCACATTCCAGATTGCTGACAAAACAGAAGAAATGAAACCTGATACCGCATTCCAGATGGTCGTTACCGTATCTTGAATGGTATCCAAAACCGTGGAGACCGTGGTAGAAATGGCGTTCCAGATAGTTTCAAAGGTCGTTCGGATGCCCTCTAAAATAGGTGTTAAAAACGACACAATTGCATTCCAAATGGCACTGATCTTCTCCGAGATCCAGTCCATCACTCTGCCCACAATGATCTGAATGGCTTCAAAAATCGTCTGAAACAGACGTGATCAGCGGTTCTAAGGTGGTGTAAATGGCATTCCAAACGGTCGTAATGACGTTATAAATTGCCTGAAAAACCGTGGAAACCACGTTGTAAATGGCATTGAAAATCGTGCTAAAAAAGTTGTAGATCGCTGTAAAAATCGTGGTGAAGAAATCCCGAATCGCCGTAAATACAGTTGTTGCCACCGTCTGAATGGCAGTGACAATGGTGGTGAAGGTATTGGAAATGGATGTCCAGGTGTTGACGAAAAAGTCCCGGATTCCGGTAACAATTCCCGTGAAAAAGGAAGCGATGCTGTTCCATGTATCCACGAAAAATGTTTTGATGGAAGTCCAGACTTCGTTCCAGCTTGTTCCGAACCATCCCAG